TTATCACTTAAACTATCATTTTTTAACTTCTTATTATATAGTAAAGAACCTCGCACATGTATAGGTGTGCCTTTTTTGTATGTCATCTTACTATCATGATATTCTGTTATATTTGATACCGAACGTGGAAAAGCAATCTCTTCTGGTGGAAGATTTTTGAATTCGTTTTTAAAGTTTCGAATAAATTCTTGTGTATCTTTCTCAGAACCAGAAATGATAACCTTGAATATTTCACGAAATCTATCTCTACATATCTGAGGAGTAGATGATTTGATTGCTTCAATGCCCATGATCTTTAGCTTGGGTTCTGTATACTGTACACCTTCAGAGTTATGTACATTTAGAATATATCTTTTCTTTGCAGTCCATATACCGCGGTCTGCGATAACTTCTCTACCCATTTCCATTCGAGACTTATAACAGTTCATCTTAGTGAATAAATCTTCATAACACTTTGATAAAATAGATTCAAAATAATCCTTACAGATTTTATCAAGAAATGCCACCGGATCTTTTGGCTTTAATTTGTCAACAAGTGGACCAAAGTTCACATAGAGAGAATCTGTATCAATGGCAATCACATAATCATTATCTGTTTTCATCAGAGAATTCATTGCTTTGTTCATTGCCTTCTCGGCCCATTGAATAACCATCTGACCAGTGAGTGTTACACCTTCGGCAACTCGTAAATCAAAATATTTAAAATACTTATTACCCAATGCACCATAAAGAGAGTTCATCAGAATCTTAATCGCCATTTGCTGATTCTCATAACGATTGATTTCTTTTTCACGTTCAAACGTCTTAGTTTTTTGATACTGTTTTTGAGAAGCAATCATCATATTTTTTATTGACCTACGCTCATCATAGTAATCTACAATAATGCTGGGAATAACACCATCAAAAGATTTAGAATATGTCGATCCATTTGTTGCAACTGTAACATTTTCTTTTCTTACAGCAGGATGTAAAGGATCCATTTCTGTACCAAAATAGTTTAAATAATAGTCTACACCACCAGGAATATTAAATTTGTTACTTTGCACAGTTTCTGGCGACATATTCCACTGAACGATAATATTTGGATAAAGAGAATTCAAGTCAAAAGAAACTACCCATTCATGCAAGCCAATCTGCGGTGGTTTTACAAAGCCGCCAGCGAATTCTTGTTTTGCTTCGCTGATTCTGCTTGCTGCAGAAACTTGTTTGTTACGAAGAAGTTTGCGATAAATGATAGATTCCCATATTCCTGTAGTACCAAAGGTGTCTTGAAAGTTTACACCACCTTTATATGCCATAGTCATAGCCAGAGTGATAAGACCCATTTTATCTTCAAATCTGTCAACCAGTTCTACATCTTTCATATTATAGTCGATGTATTTTTGAAAATCATCTTCGTACAAGTTTTTTAGTGAACCTGATTCTTCATAAGAAAGTTTTCTTTCACCAAGAACCACATATGCAATGTGATTTAGTGCATACGATTCTTGTGTGCCATATGTGTATCCAAATTTTTGAAAGAGTTCTAGATAATCGAGAACTTCAATACCTTTTATGTCAAAGGTAGGATATTCTCTGTTCATTTTTCTTATTTTTCTATTATCAACGATACCCCACGGCGAAAATTTCTTTACCATTTCGCTACCAAGCAAACGATGTACTCGATTTACAAGATATGGAATGTCAAAGAATCTAACGTTCCAACCGGTAATAACATCAGGACATTTGTGTTCAGATGAAAAAAAGTCTAGAAAGTTTAATAGAAGATCTTCTTCAGAAGTACATTTTTTATATCTAACAGGCTTAATGAGTGCCGCATCAGTATCATAGTCTTTACGACCCCAAACCCAATAGATTCCATCAATATTGTTTTTAATAGTAATTGCAGTGATTTCTTGATCTGCAATATCTGGATCAGGGAAGCCGTCTTCATATTTTGTTTCAATATCGATTGTCGAAACATTTATCTTGTCACGATCAAAATCAATATCTCTAGGAAACTTTTGAGTTATATATTGGTGAATGTAGTTTGTTGATCCGTAAATTTTAAAACCAGAAACCGAATCATACTGTCCTAGCCATTCTTTAGCATCACGCATAGATTCAAACTCAACGGGTGCTACATTTGTACCATCAATAGCAGACCAACCCTCATCGACTTTTGATGGCACGAAGAAGGTTGGTTTAAATTTGTCTTGTTTGGATATACGTTTACCCTGATTATCATAACCACGATAAAGTATATTATTTCCATAACGAGCAACGGATGTGTAAAAAAACATTTAATCTCCCAAAAACATAATACATTATACAACTATTCAACATGGAAGTCAAGTATTTTTATGCTAATGACCTCATTCTTTCAACTAGTCTGTCAGCCCGATTTGTTACCTGACGGTACCAAGCAGAGTCAACCATTTCATCTGCAGCAGCATTCCAGTCACGAGTATCAACGCCGCGCTTCATTCCCTTAAATTTAGATAGGCGAGGACGGCCCATATTAAACATCATATTGGCAATAATCAGTTGGGCTTCTTCTGGCAAATCGTCAAAGTCTGGGTAGAGTATTCTGCATTCTCCAAGCACAACTTCAACGTCTTGATCGAAGCACTCGTTAACTCGGTCTTCTGAGATAGGAGTTCCAACTGGCTCTCCAAACTCTGGATCTGAATCCAAAACCAAATGGCCAATGCCAAAAGTAGGTAAATCCATATGATCCAAATATATCTCATACTTTACTCCTTCATCAATTTTCAATTCTTCGCGTAATTGGTCGATATTCATAATTTATCCTTTTGTTGTTCCGCTTACATATCCAGCAACAAGGCCAATAATACCTGTCACACTCATCTGTAAAAGTTCTACAATATTTTGATCAAGTTCGGCATTATGCTCTTTTGCTAGCATAAATTCATCAACTACAATGAGACCTAAGAGTCCCATTAGTCCTAGTGCCATGACTAGAACAATAATATCTTTTAAATATTTCATTATGTATTCCTTTTTATAAATGAGTCGGGTATATCTTTCATGTTTGGTTCGTCACAATGGCATTGAGTACATACATCATTGTGACATTCAGAGCAATCTGGAGAATAGCAATGGCACCTATGACCACAGTTTTGACATTGGCGTTCAGTACCTTTCATCGCTATTCTCCTATTTTGTTATTAGCTTAATTGTTCATTCTCTTCTTCAGTATAGGGCCACATATTAGTTGATCCTATTTACTTGTTTCGTGAGCAATTGCTCTACTTCCCAAATTGAATCGGCTGAACAGCCAGCCTTTTTAAAGAAATATTTCCAAAGATTATTTATCATTGTATGCTCCTTGAATTGTTAAACGGTTCAATTCTGCTAGGAGACTATGATATGTATGCTCTGGATATTCATGCAATAAGGCTTTTGCTACAGATTCGTTTGCTGCACATTGGCGTGAAACGATCATAGATTTGCCAATTGATGAAAATACTTCTGTGATCCAATTAAAAGAAAGTCTAGGCAGACTTAAGCTTTTTAGTACGATTGCGGTCATTTGTTAATTCCTCGTTTTTTCTGATTGAAATTTTACGAGGCAGCTTCTCTTCCGGAAGGACGACTTCTAGATTGACAGTCAAGATTCCGTCCGTTAGATCTGCTCCAGTTACTTCGGTATATTCCGACAGTCTAAATGACTTATTCCAATTTCGAGCACTAATACCTTTATGAACATACTTATCTTGTTCACGCCTCTGAGGACGATCGCCTTTGATGTAAAGCACATGGTCTTTTACTTCAATATCAATATGTTCTTCTTTAAATCCTGCCACCGCGAGTTCTAAGGAATACTTAAGTTCATCCTCTTTTACTACGTTATGTGGTGGATAAGTATCTTTTGAATGCTTGTGAATATTCTCAAGCTGATCAAAAATGTGGTCGAAACCAAGAAATGCGTTTCGCGGAAAAGCGAATGTTCCAGTCATATGTACCTCCATGACTTATGCAAGGTTATAAATGAGACCCGACTACCGGCATCTCTACATTATATATAATTACTTTTTTCTAAAAGTAAATAGGTAAACTTATTTATTTTCCAATATTATATTTTGGACACAATTCCCATGCGTTTTTTTCTTTAAAAGGTATAATT